CTTTCTTTTACTCTCGCCTCTAGCTTAATCAATTCAGCATATTTCATATCTTCTATACCATCTTTTTTCTTTTTAGTTAATGAGTCTATTTTTTGTTTCATATGTTTGTGTTCTTCTAACAATTGTGTTAAAGGGTATCCATCATCCCCTAAGAATATTTGATGATCAGTTTCATTTTTTGATATACTCATATCATTACTATCCTTCTGGTCTCCCATTTCAAATTCATCTTCCAACAGTTTCCTTGCTACCTGCTCTGCACTATTATATGCACTTTCAGGTATATCAGCACTCTGTCCCCTTCCACTAATAACTGCTTTCAAACCTCCTTCGTTTAAATTATCAGTCTTAGGGTTAACTACAGGAAAAAATACTAAATCATTAAACTCTTCTGCATCAGGATCTCCTAATAATGTTTTTCTTGCTATCCATTCTTTCATAGGACCAGACATATCTGCTACTGTACTTGGTATTTCTTCTTCTGTTTCTGGCTCTGCATCTGGATTCTGAATATAATATCCATCAATAAAATCTTGCATTGTTTTCCCTACATCTTGCCAGCTTGTTGTTTCTGTTTCTTCATAATCAGGAGTCCTCGCCTCTCCTAATATTTTTCTTTCTTCTGCTAACATATTTTTCATTATTCCAACATACTGTTTATGTATTTTGCTTTTACTAAACGCTCTCTGTTGTACTGCTCTTGGATTTGCTGGAACCGGTACTCCAGATAACTCTAACATTTCTTGTTCTTTAAATATCACTCCTTCCCCATCTTTTTCTGAAAACTCATAATCAATTGGACTAAAACCTACACTAACCGCATTTAAATTCTTGTCCCTGTACAGTTTATACAGTACATCAGCAAATTGTATTTCTTTAGGCATTTCACTTAGTTTCATGCCAGGATATTTCTTGTGTGGATCAAGAAACCTTACAACTTGATATAACTTTTCATCTTTTACATAACTTCTTATTACATTACCGTAAGCTATGTTATAAGGTGGGTTAAATGAATTGTGGCTCCATAAAAATACAGGATTTTTATTAAAGTTTTCAAATTTCCACCCATTTACTTTAATGAAATCCCTGTCCCTATCCATTTCCCCATCACTAGATACAAATAGTATATCCCTGTTTTCTTCGTTTAACATTTTTGTTTCTACTGTAAATTCTTTCTGTACTGCAATGTTTTCTGTACTTTTTTTTGCTTTAACTAAATTAATAAATTCGTCAACTGTTAATAATTCATATTCCCTGTTTTCCATTTTTTCATCTCCTTCTTCCTCTCATATATTTGAGTATATCCATTTCTTGCCCTTCAAATACTTCTATAAATTTGTCTCGTATCTCTGGTATGTATTTAATTCTTCTTTCTTCCTGTTGTTTTAGAAATTCTGCCCTGTTTTGCTTGTTAGTTTTGTCTTTCATTACTGCTGCTATAGTGCAATTACAGTTTATATCTTCACTTGCAACTCCAAATCCTCCAGGGTATATTGTTGTATAGCCACTTCCACTCGTAAATTCTTCGTCTATTTTTGCTACTTGTCCATCCATCATTGCATGGTTTTCTCTTGGTTCTGCACTTTCTTCTGGATGGTGTACCCATTCCTCTGCCTCTACAATGTCCGAATCCTTATATGCATTATGGGTTGCATAACTTACACTATTGTGGCTTTCTGTTCTTGCTATCATTTCAGCTCTGTATCCTTTTGCTTTCTCATATACGTTTTCTACTCGTGAAACAAGTTGCCCAAAGTCTTCATTATCCCTTATTCCCTGTGAGAGTGTTGCTCTTAGCTGTTCCCTTGTTGTTTCTGCAATTTTGGTTACCTTCTTTGTTAGTTCGTTGTTTAAATACGTTGCCAGGTGGACATTAAATGGATTATATTCAGCCCCTATTCCTTCTGCTATCTCTTGTGCTACTTCTATCAATATTTTACGAAACATCCCTTCTACATCTTCTCTCATTGCCTCTGCACTTATATATTTCAATAATTCTTCTATGTTTATTTCTGTTTGTGGTTGGTTTTGTTTTAATTCTTCGAACTCTCCATCTTTCATTATTCCTATTCTTCCATCTCTTGTCTGTACTACATTTATTGGCATTACCGATACATCTCCATCTACACCTGCAGGAGGAAATCCAGCTTGTTGTCTTATCTCGTCTTTTGTGAACGCCCATGCATGATCTTTCATTATTCCTTTAGTGTATTCTTTATCTTGTATATCAACTGATTCGTATTCTATTGTGTAATTCTCTTCATATTGTCCTAACAATACGCTTTGTAATACAGGTTTAAATGCATCCAGTATAGGTTTTACTACATATTTGGACATTATTAAATCTGCACTTTCTATTGTTGCCCTGTTACTGTTCTCTACTATCCCTGTTATTTCTGGAGGAATACCCATGCTTTGTAATATTATATCTCGTTGTAGTTTCATTATATTTATTTCTTGTGTAGTTAAATTATTCTCTATTTGCTCTATGTTTACATTCCCACTTGATTTCATAAAATATGGAGTTAAGTTTGCTTTGCTATTCTGGTTCTTCTGTAACCAGTCCTTTTTAAGTGCTTTAATATCTTCTCTATTTGCATCTGCAGTTACTATTATTGGTGGTAATTTATTATTGTGATACATGTTGAATATATACCTTTGAAGTTTTTCAGCTATATTCACTTCTTGTCCTATTGACTCTACTACTCCTAATCCTAAATTTTTCCAGTCATAAGGGTTTCTTGGATTTGGCTCTATAAACATATACCAGTTAAAATCTTCTGCACTAGTATCTACCATCTTTTCTATATCTGTGTTTAATATTGATAAATTCGATTCACTATCTATTCGTACATCCTTTTTGTTTGCTACATATATATTTTCTTTAGAGAAAATCCAAAACGACGCACCGAATATTAAAAAATATAAGTATGTCATTTTCATTCCGCTTATTCCAGGCATGAATACATTCATGCTCCTTATATCTTTTAACATTTGATGCCCGGTTACTTCTTTATCGTTTCTATCTTTTATAATCCATTTCTTACTTGAACATATATATGCAGTCTTGCTGATTATCTGTCTTAAATAAGGATTAGTAGCATAATATGTTAAATAATTCCCTTCGCTTATTTCTCCTGAATATTTTTTAGCATCTAATAAATCAACTATATTATTTACATCTACACTTTTTGTAAACATTGACTTTATTTTATCAAATATCATATTAGCTCCAATTTGTTATCTTTTACCCAATCATTACATGCATATCTCAATGCATCTATACCATGATCATCTAATGTAACAGGCTCATCTAATACTATTCCTGTTGACCTTTGCTTTTTAAATTTATATTTTTTTATTTCTCTTGCTAAATTAGGACACTTTTCATTATCTATATGTAACGTCCTATTCTGTAGCCAGTTTATATCTCGCATTATGCTGTTCTTTCCTTTTTGTGCTGGCTCTATGTTATACCCTTGATTTCTAAAATATTGTATCCTATCCGGTTCTGCACTATCCCCTATTATTCTGTAATCTTTAAATCTTCCTACTACTTCTTTTATGTCATCATTTGTCATTTTAGTTCCATATTCTTCGTCTACTGCATATATATCGTCTTGATAATATATTGCTTTGATAAATGCTGTTGGGTTTGTGAATCCCCAGTCAGCCCCTACTTTTATTCTATATGTTCCACTTACTTTTGATTCTATATGCTGGTAATCTCCAAAGACATAGTTCTTAAATATCATCTCGTCATTAGTAGCCCATACTCCTTGCCTGTATACTTTATCAAAATACTCGTCATCAAGATTCATTATCGATTCTATATCTTCTTCTTCTAAATGATTTATATTATCTTTATATGTTGAATAAATTATTTTAGTGTTCTTTCCTTCGTATCCTTCATCTATAAACTTAGTTTTTATAAAATGGCTCTCGTCATCAGGGTTAGTTGTCATTAGAATATGTTTACTTAGTTCTGATTTCCCTCTTAATCTTAACTTTATATGTAAAAAATCCTCCCAGTCTATTTCTGTCGCCTCTTCTATCCATATATCTGTTGCTGGCCCATTATCAAATGTTATTGACTTCTTCTTACTCATTCTATCAAGCCCTATACACAATACTTGATTACCATTTGGAAACTTCATTCTCTTTTCTGTTGTATTTACCTTTACATATTTTAAATATTCCCATTTATTTAATACTTTCATATAGTCCGCAAAAGTACTGTCCTTGTTTGTTCTATTTACTTTACGTACAAATAAGTAATTACGTCCCACTTCGTTAATCTGTTTTCTTGCTAATTCTTGTGCTGTTCCATAACTTTTCCCAGCTCCTGCTCCTCCTACGAGTATAATGTATCTCTTTTTTGTATCTAACATTCTCTTGTATTTAGAGTTAATAGCATTACCTCGTAATCTTATTTTCATTTTTTACTCGTCTGCTCCTTCTTTGCCTCTTTCGTATACTCGTTAATAAACTCAAGGAGTTTCTCGTCTTTTATCTTTTCTTTTAATTTATATGTCTTCATCTTTATTCCTCTATTATTACTTCTGCATTTATTTTATGATCTATTTCTTGTCTGTCTGTATACCCATAGTTCTTAGCTAAAAAGATTACCCCTGACTTTGATTTAGTAGTATCCATTAGCCTTTGTTCTATTTCTGCTTTTATTCTTTCTCTTGCTTTTTTTATTACGTCGAAATACTCTTTACCATATTTATCTTTATAATTATACAAAGTTTGCCTGTCTATATCTAAATAATAAGCAAGCCCTGCAAAAGTAGGATATCTTTCTTTATTCTCACATTCTTGGAAATAACCATCTATTTCTTTCTTTAATTGTTCAGGAGTTTTAAACCTCTTAGGTCTTCCACCTTTGATTGGTACTGTCATTTCTATCACATCCTATTCCAATTCCAGTATATACTTAACCCGATACTAAACACTATAATAGTAATAGCTAAATCATAACACCACTTTACATCAAACAATATATTAGATATTAAATATATCACTCCCATTATTATTATAGTTTTTCCTATTAATTCCCCTATTAGTTTTATATACTCCCATAATAATCTCATACTTTCACCTCTTTTTATACATTCCTGTTTTGTGTTTTCCCATTAGTCTTATCTCTTTATATACCCTATCCCTTTTTTCTTCTGTTTTAAACTCTTCTATATTTTCTTTTGCACTTGTTATTATCTTTAATTTCTTCTTTCCTATTTTTTCTACTTGTATATGGCTTACATTATATACTTTTTCTCCTACTGCATAATGCATTTTGCCTCCTTTAATGATTTAGCATCTTCCAATACCTTTTTAGCTTTTTTTATTGATTTTTCATTATTATGCGATACATGTAATTCGCTTTTTATATTACATCTATCTACTTGTTTAAAATATATTTCTAAATTTTTTATTGCTTTTTCAAATATATGCATTTTCATATAAAATATAGCAAATCTAAAAAAAGGATCCGGATTAGTTGGATATAGTTCAAGCAATTTGTTTCCTTCTTCTATCGCTCTTCTCTCTTGTTCCATAAAAATATACATTTGCATTCTATACGAGTATATTTGTGCTGTTAATGCTTTAGTTAACCCTTTTTTCTTTTCTAATGCTTTCTTAAAATTATCAAAAGCATTCCCATAATTATGCAACATCATCATTGATACGCCTAATTGGTAATAATCATATCCAGTTCCACCTTTTTCTATTTCTTTTTTTAATAATTTTA